TTACCTGATGCTGACCTTGATGGGGGCAATTCCCCTGGGGTCGGCATACAGGTTTGCGGCCTCATCGGTCAGGTGGCCTAGCAGCGCTTTTGTGTCAACGTTACCCTGTTCCTGATACGTTCGCTTCGATAGGCTGCGGATCTCATGGAAGGTGGGCGCCCCAGCGTCTGGAATGCCTGCCAATCGTCTTGCATTCGCAAACGCCACGCTCACAGCCCCAATGGATACCGGGTCGCCGCGCTTCACCTTGGCGCCATTCCTGACGTGGTGAATTAGGTATTGGCTAACTACGCCCGTTGCCTTGCACTTGGCGATAACCTCCCGCAGCGACATCCCCATCACATCCATCCGCAAATCTAGCGGAATGGCAATCCTAACTTCCGTCTTGGTGCGTCGCACAATTGCTACGTCACCCTCTATGTTCGCTCGCATCCACCGGGCCACAGTAGACCTGTCTTGCCCGCTTACAAGCGCTAAGAGCATTGCATTGGCTAACCAAGGCTGAACCTCTGGGGCCTTAGCCAAAATCGCGTTGAACGCCTCCATGGTGAGGCGTGAGCGACGAACCTTAACCTTGGGATTCTCGGTCACTTCAGCCGGGTTGAAGGTCATCCAGCCAAGTGCTATCCCGCGCTTGCAGACCTTGATAAGACGACCCCGCACCCGCTGCGACATAGTGTGCTTGCCTTCCTTGTGAATGCTTTCTATCAGGGCGGCAATGTCTTTCGTCTTCAGTTCTGAGCAAGGAATCTTCCCAAGGGCTGCAGAGATTTTCTTGTCTGCTGTGCGATGTGCGTAAAGGCTCGATTTCTTGAATCCCTCAGTTGGCATCTTCGCCAACAAATCGTCCACCGTCTCAGAACTCACGTTGATGCGGTCTGCGAGCGATACCTTTTGCGTAGACGCCGATACCTTGGCATTGGCCTGATGCACCTCGAAAATGGCCTCTGCCAGCGGTACGCGCCCAATCACGTGCGTGCTACCGTCTCGCGGATCTCGGAACACGTAATAGCCTGGGCGCGGCTCGTGCAGGTTTGCGGGCCAGTTCGCGCGTTTTTTGATGCGTGGGCGTGCGGCCATCATGCAATCCTGTCAACGAGACGCGGCTTCGCATCCAGCGCAAACACCGCGTTCTCATCCACGTAGTACGCGCGGCCCAGCTTCTGCGGCTGCGGGTAGATCTTCGCCTGCCGAACCCAAGCGCGCAGGGTGCTGATGTGAGGGGCCGGATCGAAGTTCTTTTCGGCCCACTTTTCTAGACTGATCTTCATATCGAATTCCCCAACTTCTAGCGCTCGTCTCCAACATCCTCGTCAGTGCTGCTGTGTCGGTCATTCGGCCAATCCGTGATCTTCGACGTGAGCGATGAAGTCGGAAACCGCTTTGTCCATCGCTTTGAACTGATCGTCTTTGCCGTGCCCGTCCCAGAAAGTTTGCAGGACAGCGTTCAGTTCGCCCTTGGCGCGAGCCCACGCTTGCATGCGCAAGGTGCGCAAAATTCGTTCGTCTCCCATCACGCCTCCCACTGAATTGCCAGCACCATATCGGCCATATTGGAGACGACGCCTATCCGATCTCTCCGCTCAAACACGCTGGTGCTGTATGTAGTGCCACTGACGATAGCGCCTTCGTCGTCAATCCCTAGGCACGCCGAGCCGGTTGCTGTTTGCCCAACGATGACCCAGTAGCCGCCGCCTCGGCGCCCGCCCTTCATCCGGTACACGTCGCCCACTTGGGGGCCGCTATCGCGTACCGATGCCGGGATGCCTTGCAGATCGAATTTCATCTCACCCCTCCCCATGCTCGGGCTTGGCGGCATCGCCATATTCGTATTCCGACAATTCCTCAGAGACAAACCTGTCGAATGCTTCGTCGGCGCGCTGCCGGAAACCTTCGCGGGCGGTGCTGATTTCCTCAAGCCAGTCGGAAGGCACGATGCCGTTTTCGACCATGACGCGGTAGCGCCACGCATCCTTGAATACAGGGCCGTCTTCGATGGTGAAGAGCGTCGCTTGGATGCAGTCGCGTGCGTAGGTGCGAACGCAGGCGCTGATCGTGTCGCGCTCGTCTTGCGTTTCCGCGCCACAAGCCTTGAAGATGTACTCGGGGACATCATCCAATACGATGCGGGCATAAAGCATCGGGCTCTCCCTGCGTAATTTCTGCGTGATTTCCGTGAGGGTTCTGCGCGGTTTCTCGTGCGCGCCTCATCGCTAAAAACCTTTCCCTCCGCTCTGGCGGCATGGGTTCGCCCATGAACGTGGGCGGCGATGGATTGATCTTTTCCCGCTCGGCCTTGTATTCGTCCAGTAGCGCGCAGGCTGCGTCAAAGTGCCCGTGCGGATCAAGGATTGCGCACTCCAGCATGAATGCGAGGCTGCCAGCGAAATGCTCATCGATGGCTGATGCGCGTTTGCACAACATGCCGCAGTTACAATCTGGCCCGCAGTGTGGGTACATGGCATCGAAGCGGCTCATGCGTTTGGCTCCAAGATCAATGTGATTTCATCCAGCGTGCAATGCCTATTCGCAAGCCCGCGCTGGCATAGATAGTCCACGGCTTGCGCGATTACTTCATCCGAGGCGAGAACATTGAGCGGGATCGTTCGTGTAACGTGGTCGGCGTGGTAGAACTCGCTTTCCACAAGTGCAATGCTGGCCTGATCCGCGATGGCGAAGGCCATTTGTATCAACGCGTCACTCATCGCTCTCTCCAATGGCTGCGGCTGCGCTATTCATAAGGACTCGCCATGCAGTTGCTGCCACGATAGGTATTTGTCCGTTTCCAGTGGCCGCGAGTCTGTCCATCCGGGCGGCCAGCCCATCAACCATTCGTGATTCGTCGGTGTAGGCTTCCCAAACACGCGGACGAAAGCTCGAGCTGAAGGCCACTTCTGCATTGATGGCGCTGCGTAGTTCGCTGTCACCGTCGGTGTATGCAAGAACCCAATATCGTTCCCGAACGTGGTCCGTACCCAGGTCTTCCGCTCCAAGGGCAATGCACTTGGTTTGGTAACCCATCTGCTCAAGGTCGTCGGCCGCTGCATCAATCGCGCGTCGTTGGACGTTCTCGGCAAATACGTACCTGGGAGCGACATCTGCCACGATCCGTTGCATTTCCGGCCAGAGATCATCTGCAACGTTTTTTCCGGCAGCCGCTGAGCTATATGGTTGACATAGAAAGCCGCCAGAAACCACGTCAACACGTCCTCGCCAAGGTCGTCCATCAAAGGTCCGAACGTCATCCCAAATCGGGAAAGGCGCGAGAAGGCCGTCATTCTGTCGGGCTGCAAGTATCCCAGCGGCATGGGCGTTGACTTCGACAGCGCATACAGTTCGCCATCCAAGCAGTTTTCCGCCAAGAATTCCTCCACCAGCGCCCGCGAAAAGAGCCAGCTCATTCACATGCCCTCCTGCTGCTGCGTGGGGGCGGCGGCGAGTCCAGCATCACCATGTTCGAAGTGCGCGCGGATTGCCTTTTCGTGCTTGCGCACGGTTGCGCTTCCAGTCCCGAAGCAGAAATGACAGTCCATGATGGCTTGACCAATTTCCGGGTCGCCTTCGTCCCGCCAGCCTTTGCCATTGCAATAGGAACAGGCACCCTCCGCCACGCCCGCCCGCTGGCCGTCCTGCTCAAGCGGATGCCACGTCTTGGTCGGCGCGTCGTTGGGCCGGCACATCCAGCCGCAGTGCCGGCACTCGCGTTCGCCCGCCCGCTGGCCGGACTGGGCGGCGGCGAGTGTGTCAGCATTTAGCAGAGCTACCGCCCTGTCGATAACGGCCATGTCGCGCAAGCGACGGCGATCGTTTTCAGGGTATGCCCGGTAGCGATCTTTCAGTTCGAACGAACCGACTTTGAACGTGTCGGCTTGTTTCGTCTTTCGCGTCGTGCTGACAGCAACACCGTGTTCTGTTGCGAAGTCGATAGCTTGCTGTTCGTTCATCGTCGTTCTCCTGTAGCGGGCGGGGTTGTTAGTGCGCGAGCGCGCCGCGACCGAACGGCTTGAAGCAGCAGACGCAAACTGCCGTCCCCGTTTCGATCTCAATCTCGATGGAGCGCGCGGTCCGCCGGTAAAGGTCGGCGTTCGCCTTCGCGACGTTCGGATGCGTAATGCCGAGTTCGGCTGCACGGTCCTGCTCATCGGCCAGCGCGCGCCAGTGCTGCACGGCCCATTGCTTCTGATCGAGTGGAACCGGGTCATGCGGAACGAGGTCGAGTTCGGTTTGTGTGTGTGTGCAGGTGTTCATCGTCTTTCTCCTGTAGCGGGAGCGGTTGTCAGATCGCGCGCTTGTATTCCTCGATGAGGCCGACGATCTCGCAATCGATGCAGGGCTCTGTGAATAGCCGTCCGTGACCGCAGCCCTTGAGCGCTCTCACGTAGGGATGGTTTGGGTCGTTCTCGCGCGGCTTCATTGGCCCTCCTGCTGCTGCGTGGGGGCGGCGAGCATGGCAGCAATGCTGCGCACCTTCGCTCGGAAGTCGTCTTTCCCTTGTGCGGGCATGTGTTCCCACGGGTAATCGAAATCCTCCGCCAGCTTCTTGGCGGCGGCTTCAATCACATCCTCCGCCACGCCCGCCCGCTGGCCGGACTGGGCGGCGAGTGCGCGAAGCAATTCGACTGTTCGATTCGTGTCCTCTGGAAGTAGCGGCACCCAACCTTCCGCAAATGCATCTGCAAATCGCGCCGCATCTCGCTTAATGCGCTCATCCCCCACCGGCTCGGCCTGCTGCTGGGCGGCTTTCAGTTCTTCGATGGCCTGAAGAATCGGTTCAGCCCCACCCGCTTCGTCTGGATCAATGCCAAGTGCCTCGTCAATTGCAGCCAGACTTCGCACTGCATCCTCAAACATGCGCTTGTAGCTCGCAGCTTCCTCGCTCGGCTCGGCCACTGTCGCGGCGCGGGAGAGGATGGCGCGGGCGAACGATCGAAAGTTGTTGCCATTCAGGCTGCCACCGTGGTCTAGCCATACTTGCGTGATTTCGTCATCGCTCAACCCCTGCGCTGCCGGGAGGGAGGGGTGGGTGTAGAGCGGAACCACTGTGACGTCTGGATAGTTCTCGCGGCACTTGTCCGCATATTCCTCGGCCACATCCAACCTGCGAATCGCCTTATCGATGACCGGTGCAGACTTGCTCACAACTGCATGCCAGAACGGCCCCGCATCAGCCTGCGCGCGGAGTGTGACAAGCTCATCGAGCACTTTGCCAATCCACGTCTGGAAATTCGGCGTGAGCACGCGGATCGCGCTGCGCAGGCCCTCGATGTCGTTCTTGTCGTCAGTGATTGCGGTGCGAATGACTACCAAGTCGTCGTTCGACTTGTATGCAGTGTGCAACTCGCGTTCGAGCCGGTTTCCAAGTTGCTGCAATGCGTTGTGTCCGTGTGCTTTCTCATCGAAATGCAGGATCACCGATTTTTCCGTGATCTGGTGCGGGCAGTTGATGGCGGCTTTAAGCAGATCAGGCCTCTTCATCTTCGCCTCCCTGGGTTGCGGCGATGGCGGCGTCGATTGCCTTGGTTAGATCTTTGGGCGCATACAGCGAATCGCACCAGCATCCTTTTCCGTCGTGCCAATTAGCCAAAAGCCACCGATACCGCTCCGCATCCCTAACCATCGGCTCAAGCGAGTTCAAGCAGTAGTCCCACACTCGCTTGCGGTCATCCCACGTTGCCTCCAGCAACGGATCGTTGGTGGGGCGCTTTCCGTACTTCTTCTGGAACATCTCGCGCATCTGCGCTTCACGCTCGGGGGTCATGTGGCGTCTCCGGTGGCTTTCGCTATTGCGGCGTCAATGTCGGAAAGAACTTGGTCGTATAAAGCTAGGGCCGCTTTCCCAAGGTCGTCGCCCTCATCAATGCGTCCGGTCGAAAAGTTCATGTGCCCGTTGAGCAATCCTTGACGATCCCCTGCGATTTGCGTGCGTGCGCTGAGTAGTGCCTGAAATAATTCCGGCGCAGCCGCCATCAATCGAGCGTTGGCTTCGCGTTCATCGTTTTGCGGCCCATCAACGGATGTGACGAACTGCACGCCGTTCTGAATCCAATAACACTCGACGCCTTCCTCCGGAACAGAAGGCACGAGCGACCAGGGCCCAGCGGTAAATTTCGTATTCATGTCTTCCTCGTCTAGTCCCTGAACTCAAGGCCGAACTCTGCTGCGGCATGTGATTCGATGGCAGTCAGAAAATCCGCGAATTCCTGTTTGTTCAGCGTTGTCGTTGAAATGCCCCGTTCGATCCGTCGTCCATCTGGCAATTCGATTTCCTCGGTTCCGATATATCGCGAGCGGTAAAACTCTTTCCACGCCTCCATCTCGTATCGGCGCCCATTCAGGTAAGCGTTCTGCGAAATCTCGTTCAGCATCGCGTGCAGGCGCTTGTTCTGGTCTAGGCTACGCTTGGCGTGGTATTCCGATACCTCTACGGCAATCGGCTTGCCAAGATCAGCCATAGACAGCCAGCCCTTGAGCACACCCCACAGCCGTTGGGCATCGCGCTCAGTGCGCAGGACGATGGATTGAGCGGCGGCCATGGTCAGATCGGCAACTTGCTGCTAATCGGGGCGAATGGGATGTCGTCGTCCATGTCAGCGAATCCACCGCTCGGAGCAGGATGACGGCCTTCTCGTGCCGCTTGGTAGCTCTTGCCACCATCGCTCTTAGCGGCGCCTTCAGGCTTACCGCCAAGCATTTGCATCTGGTCGGCGATGATCTGCGTTTGATAGTGCTTCTGGCCGTCTTTTTCCCAAGAGCGCGTCTTGAGTCGCCCCTCGATGTAGACCGAAGAACCCTTGCGCAGGTATTCCGCCGCGATTTCTGCCAATCGACTAAAGAAGGCCACGCTATGCCACTCGGTGGCTTCCTTCATTTCGCCGCTGGCCTTGTCCTTATAGCGGTCGGTAGTTGCCACCCGAATGTTGGTGACCGCGTAGCCGCTGGGCATGTAACGCGTTTCCGGATCGGCACCGAGATTGCCGACGATGATGACTTTGTTGACGGATGCCATTTTGTTTCCTTACGCTGCGATTTTTTGGAGTGCGGTCACTTCTGCGGCGACTTCCTCAAGGAAGCGCTCAATTTCAAATGCCAGGGCCTTGATGTACTGATCGTCACGCGGAATGCGCTGCACAAACATCTGAAGCTTTTCAGGCATGCGCGGGTCATAGCTCACGAAGTCGCACCAATCACGATCCGCGATCCACATCTGCCCCTGAACCTGCGGCATGTGCTCTAGCGGCATATGCTGCGTCTTGAGCGTTTCGATGTGTGTTGCTGACACCGGGCACTTGATTTCGATTAGACCATCGGCAGCAATCAGGCCATCAGGCGAACAGCCAGCCATCAGCGTTGCGTGCTGGATGAATCCCACCTCTTGCACGTCAACGCCACGATCTGCCATGTACGCGATGCGGGCGAACGGCTCTTGCTCGGTGCCCCATTGCATGGCCGCATTGCTGTAGCCCTCTTGGCGGTTTCCGGTAAGGCGCTCGATCACAAGCTGCGCGCGGTAGTTCCGTCGGTCAGCTGCTTCCCCGTTTTTGATCTTCGCCAGAACTTTGCCGAAGTTGCTTGCCGTGGCGCGGCCCAAGCGGGCCTCAAACCATGCGTCAGTCCGTTGTTCCATTGCTGGCCTCGCTCAGTTCCTTTTGGCGGACTTGAAAGTACGGCAGGTACTTCTTCCTCTCGTCTGCCTTCAGCGTGTTCATGATCTTTGCCAAGTCCTGCACAGACTTCGCTTCCTTCATGGCCGGATGCTCAATCGGGTTACCCGGCTGTACGGGGTTGCCGTCATCGTCAGCCGCTGGGCGAAGCTCTTCCGGCAGGTCTTCGATGTCCTGCGTGAAAATGTCAGACGCTCCAAGAGCCGTCAGCGTGAAGTCGATTTGAGCCCGCTTCTTCGCCATCTTCAGAACGGTGTTGGCAAGGTCAGCCGGTTCCGTACGTACCTGTTTGATCTGCATGAAGTCGTAGCGGCGTTGGCCCTTGTTCCACACCTTCTGAAACTTCACACGCTTGCGCGATTCCGGATAGAAGTCGAACTCTTCTTCGCACACCGCCGTGCGCCACTTGTACTTTTCTTCCCCGGTGGAGCACTCACCGATCCCCTCACCAACGGCTGTGCCGGTAGGCTGGTGGAAGCCAATCGCTTTCACGCGGTAACGAATGCAATCGCTGTCTGACAGGTCTTCAATCTCCAAGCGCAGGCCCATATGAAACGTGGTCAGCAAGACCTCAGAGCCAGCCTTATAGAGCGTCGGCTTCTGCGTTCCCGGGATCGTCCCGAAGTGCGTTCCGTCCTTCATGACGGCACCCATGACCTTCTGCACTGCGTTGATGCGCTCTCGCATCTGGTCCGCAGACATGATCTGCATTTGCGGCAACTCTACGATTGCATTCATTTCGTCTTTCCTCGTACCAAAACAAACAGTCAGCGGCGTCGTCTAGGTCGTCTTCCATGTCAGGCGCGAGCCAGAACGGTGATGAACCACATGACCCCAATGCATGCCCCGATGCCGATTGCATAGGCCCAGTCAGCGATACCCTTGCGCTTCTCCACCGATAGCCGCGCATACGGCCCGAATTTGGAAGAACTCAGCGAACGCGGTGTGCTGGCGTAGTGCCGTACGTCTTTCGAGAATTGCATTGCGATCTCCTATTGGTGAGGGCTAGCGGCGCATATCCACGCGAACGGAGACACCGCTAGGGGCTGAGGTACAGAGTTTTCGGAGGCCCCAACCCTCACGGGCGGCGGCTGTTGCGGAATCCAATCGGCCCTACATCGACCCGCATTTTTTCTCGCACTTCAACCGCCATACGTGAAGGTTTCCCATTACGCCGGGCGTAGCGTCAAATCAGTAGGGCCAATTCAGCCATTTATCCCATCCTCCTTTTGGCGTTAAGTCGATGTTCTTTGGGATTGGCGGCAGAGAAGAGGCCCGATGCTTGATCTTCCCCATCATCTGCAGCAGCACGTAATCGGTGTCACGCACAAGCTTCGTCGTATCCACCACTGCCGCCGGGTCGATGTACAGGACGATTGCACCCTGCACCCATTTCACGTCGCTTGAGTTCATGACTGGGCTCCTTCGCGGGCTTTGGCGATGGCTTGATGTGCGGAGGAAACTGCGGCGTCAAGCTGTTCGCGCCCGATAACGTGTTCGCCGTCGATGTTTTCGGCTGCGTTGATGAGGCCAACCAACGCCTCCACCAACTCCCCCACAAGGTTGTCGCGCTCGGCCAATTTGATGGCTGCGGCTTCATTGGTCATGCACATGGCTGGCTCCGGTGGCTTTTTCAAACAGGGACTCAGCAAGGCGCCGCATGCTGCTATCACCGGCCATGCCGCTATGCCATGCATCCAAGTATTCCGCCACGAAGTCCAAAAGCTTCGGCGAGACGGATGCAAGTTGCGCATTAGCAATTGCATCCGGGCCAAAAAACTGGGCAATGCAATAGCCATCATTCGCTTTGTTTCCAGACGATTTATGCTGCTCTTCCGTCTGGATCCAAGTTTTCCCGCCGTGCGTTGATTCGGACCACTCGCCCGGCGTGTGCTTCGTATTCATGGTCAGGCTCCTTGGAGGTCAGGCGGCGCGATAAAAGCGAGCGCGCAGCGCCTTGTATTCATGCCAATCAAGCGGACAATAGCCGCTACGCCGAGCCCAATCGCAGTAAAGCGCATAACGCAGTGCCATCAATCGCAAGTCCATTTCTGTCATCCCTCAGTGTCAGTGGTGGGTTAGGCGGCGCGCACGCGAGCGTTGAATTCTTGGAGATATGCAAGAATCGGCACAGCCTCGTACTTGGTGGTATTCAAGCGCTCAACCGTGGCGCGACTGAACGTCTCAAACAAGACGCGCTTAGATTCTTTTTCGCGGATCACCCAGCTTGCTGTTTCCATCTCGTCATCCCCTATCAGTACCGGCGCTTCTCGCTGCGCTCGTCGGATTGCTCTTGTTCAAACTCGCGCTGGAAGTTGGAACCGACAGCCACAAGGCCGATGGCAATCACTCCAGCAACTACGATCAGCACTGCTGTGAAGATGCCGATCTGGATCAGGATTTCGGGTGTCATGCTGCGACTCCAAGGCTGTCTTCGTAGGCGTGGAAAGCGTCGATCTCCAGCGAATCCCATTGCTTCTTGGAGATCATCGTGAGCAGGCTGACTTTCGTGCCGGCCAGAACGATGTCTTCAAGATCGACCTCTTGCAGGCGCGAGCCGATGAAGTACGACTTGCCCCAGAACTCCACCAGCACATCGCCGCAGTGGCCGAGGCCAAGCAGCTCCAGACCCTTGCTGAGCTGCGGCTGATGCGAAAGCGCTTGGTCGATGGTTTGCATGTCAGACCTCTACGAATTCGCCCTTGTCATTCAGGCGGTAGAAAGTGTCTTCCTTGATACCGTCTTGGCCGACGATGGCTGCTTTGGCGTGGACGATTTTCCAATCGCTATCACGGTAGACAAGGAATAGCGCGCAGCCGGTTTTGCCCTTGGCCTTGCCATTGCGACCCGATGCGGTGGCTGCGCCGTAGTCGCCCGATGCGGTGGCTGCGCCGGAGTTGCCCGATGCGGTGGCTGCGCCGGAGTTGCCCGATGCGGTGGCTGCGCCGGAGTAGCCCGATGCGGTGGCTGCGCCGGAGTTGCCCGATGCGGTGGCTGCGCCGGAGTAGCCCGATGCGGTGGCTGCGCC